CAAGTGATGGTCCCTCTATTGATCAAATGGTTGATGCATCAAAGGAATTTGTAAATATTGAAGCAGCACGAACTGCAGCAAGAATACAAAAGACTTATAGGCAATTCCAAGGACTTAGAGAAGAGAATAAAGAAGATAAGATTCTTAAATGTCCAGAAGGACAATATTATGATCGTCTTCGACAGAAATGTGTTATGATGCCACCCAAATATGGAGGAAGATATTGGGGAGGATCATATCATAAACCTCATCAGAACGGAAATGGAAATGGAAATGGAAATGGCAACGGTAACGGCAATGGATCCCATAACGGGAATGGAAATAGTAATGGCAATGGTGGCCATGGCAATGGTGGCAACGGTAACGGTGGTGGTGGCAATGGTGGAGGGAAATAATGCCAAGACAAATTGAAAACAGAAATTTTCTAGCACCTACTGGGTTTAAATTTACTTTAGTAAAATCTCCTAAAGTTGCATTTTTTTGCAATCAAGCAAATATACCAGATCTTACACTTGGTACTGCAGTTCAACCTACGTACCTAAAAGATATCGATCAACCAGGCGATAAACTGGTTTTTGGTGATTTAAGTCTTCAATTTCTTGTTGATGAAGATCTTAAAAATTATATGGAAATTCAAAATTGGTTAAGAGGATTAGGATTTCCAGAAAATATTAATGAAATAAGAGAATTACAAAGAACTGGAAATGCAGCTTTAGATATAGGAACCAGATCCATGGAAAACGTTTTTTCTGATGGAACACTACAAATACTATCAAGTAGTATGGTTGCTAAATTCCAAGTAAAATTTAGACAAATGTTCCCATATTCCTTGACAACTTTGGATTTTGATGCTACAGCTACTGATATAGACTACTTTACAGCAAACGTGAGTTTTAAATATCTTATCTACGAAATAACTGATTTAGAAGGAACACCGCTTAAATCTGATTTTTAAATGACAATTACTCTTGATAAACTTCAAGAGATGTGGGAAAGAGATTCAGATATAGACCGAGACAATCTACATGAAGAATCATTGAAGATCCCATCTCTTCATGCAAAATACTTTGAGTTATATAATACAATATTCCTCTTAAGAAAAAAGGCTGAACAACAGCGTAAGAATATCCGTCACGAGAGATATGAATACTTCTCTGGTAAGGCGGACCCAGAGGTCTATGTAGAGAATCCTTTTCCAAAGAAGATAAGGGATAAAGACACGATGACCAAATATTTGGATGCTGATGAGAAACTTTCTAATACATCTCTTAAGATAGATTACTATGATACGATGTTAGTTTATCTTGAAAGTATCCTTAAGGTAATACAGAATAGAACATATCAGATCAAAAATGCTATTGAGTTTATGAGATTCCAATCTGGATTGGGATAATGATTAAAGAACCAAAAATTATTCTTAATAATGTTTTTTCTAAAGAACATAGAAAAAAACTTATAGAAGATTGTGAACCTTTATTACTCGGAAAAGAACAGTTACAAAATAGATTTAACCAGTCATTTCCACCTAGTAAACAAACACCAGGATCATTACATATACATCCTAAATTTCAGCATACTTGCTATTGTCTTTCAGTAATACTTAAAAAAAAGTTTAGTCCAAATTTATATGTTGAAAATGCTTGGATAAATTGGAATAGTGGAAAAAAAGATGAAATGTGTTGGCACAATCATGCATATGTTCCATATTTTTGTATATATTATATAAAAACAACTCGCTTTATAAACAATGGAACTATGTATATGAAAAATGGAAGTGAATATTTTTTTAGGTCTAAATCAAATAGTATGGTAATTTTTCCTGGTGCAATGTATCATTCAGTTCCATCTTATTCACTTCCTTTTAAAAGATATACTCTTGCAATGGATTTAAATATCTTTTGAAGTAATAATAAATACTCATAGATGTATGGGTTCCCTTGATTAATACACATAATGCTGATGTTGTTATAGGTAAAAAGAATGAAGTTTTCCTCCAAATACGTGCAGAGCCCCACGTCTTTATGGAACTATCAGATCACTTCACGTTCGACGTGGACGGTGCAAAGTTTATGCCTCAATACCGTAACAAGTATTGGGATGGTAAAATCAGATTGTTCTCTACAGCAACAGGAGAAATTTACTGCGGACTCTTAGATAAGATTGTAAGCTTTTGTAATAGGTTTGGATATACTTATTTCTTTGAAGAGAACAAATATTTTGGACAACCATTTGAAGTTAATGATTTAATTTCTTATGAAGGTGTTAAGCAATATATGACTGCTATCTCTAGACATAAACCTAGAGATTATCAGATTGATGGAGTATATGATGCCTTGAAGCATAATAGAAGGCTATTGATATCTCCCACTGCATCCGGCAAATCACTGATGATTTACGCTCTAGTAAGATACTACACAGATAGGCACGAAAAAATATTATTAGTTGTTCCCACGACATCTCTTGTAGAGCAGATGTACAAAGATTTTCAGGATTATGGTTGGGATTCTGAGTCATATTGCCACCGTATCTATGCAGGAAAAGAAAAAGAAACTAACAAACCAATAGTTATAACAACTTGGCAATCTATCTATAAGTTAGATAAGAAATGGTTTGAGAAGTTTGGTGTTGTAATTGGTGATGAAGCTCATCAATTTAAGTCTAAATCTCTAATTCAGATCATGACCAAATTACATACTGCTAAACATAGGTTTGGATTCACTGGAACTTTAGATGGCACACAGACGCATAAATGGGTCTTAGAGGGACTATTTGGACCATCATATAAGATTGTTAGAACAAAGGAATTACAAGAGAAAGGTTATCTTTCCAAGTTAGATATTACTTGTTTAGTGCTCAAACATCCTCCACAAAAGTTTGATGTATATGAAGATGAAATTCAATATTTAATATCACATACACAAAGAAATGATTTCATTAGTAAATTAACTTTAGACTTAAAAGGTAATACACTAGTGTTATACAGTAGAGTAGAAACACATGGTGCAATACTTTTTGAAAAGATAAATAGTTTCAAGCGAGGTGATAGAAAGGTATTCTTTATTCACGGTGGTGTTGATGCTGAAGAAAGAGAAAAGGTAAGAGAAATTACTGAAAAAGAAAACAATGCAGTAATCGTTGCATCTTACGGGACATTCTCAACTGGTATAAACATTAGAAATTTGCATAATGTAATTTTTGCTTCACCAAGTAAATCTAGAATAAGAAACTTACAATCCATAGGGAGAGTACTACGCAAAGGAAAAAACAAAATCAAAGCAATGCTTTTTGATATAGCCGATGATTGTACTCGTAACTCAAAAAAGAATTATACTTTAAATCATTTCATTGAACGAATTAAGATTTACAACTCAGAAAATTTTAATTATGACATAATCACTATACAACTAAAGAAAGATGGGGATTGAAGACGACTTTTACGGAACAATTAAATTTAAAAATGGTGAAGAGATATTTGCCAAAGTAGCTGCTAGTGAAGAAGAAACTAGAACTTTTTTATTAGTTAGTAATCCTATTATGGTTTTTGAAGTTAAAAAAAGAGATGGAACCGTATGTGGATATAAAGTAGAACCATGGCTTAAAACGACCAATGAAGATATGTTTGTTGTAAATATGGATGATGTATTGACTTTAAGTGAATCTTCAGACATTGGAATGATTAATATGTATCAGTCTTTTATAAGACAATCATGTGATCCAATAGGTAATCCATTTACTAATAGTAATAATCATTCTAAACTTAATAGAGAAATGGGATACATTTCTTCTGTATCAGATGCTAAAGATATTTTAGAGAAAATATTCAAGAAAAGCTAAACCCATTTCATCAACCTCCACAAAGGTATTCTACTTGGTTTTTAAAACTTGTCAAGCATTCTTTAAAATGTTATAATATCTACATAATGAGTTAGAGATATATGGCAGTTCAACCAGGTATGACTAAAAGGAAAAGATCTGAACATTACGTCAACAATAAAGAGTTTCTAGCTGCAATTATTGTTCATAGAGATAATGTAGCATTAGCAAAAGCACGAGATGAACCTAAACCTAGGATTTCTAATTATCTTGGTTCTTGTTTTCTAAAGATTGCTACACACTTATCTTTTAAACCAAATTTTGTTAATTATATGTTTAAAGAGGATATGATCTCTGACGGCATTGAGAATTGTGTTCAGTACATACACAACTTTGATCCAGAGAAATCACAAAACCCCTTTGCTTATTTTACTCAAATTATTCACTATGCTTTCTTGAGACGCATTCAGAAAGAAAAGAAGCAACTTGAGATTAAAAATAAAATTCTTGAAAGGTCAGGATATAGTGAAGTCTTTGATGATAACAATACACTTGACGGGAGTAATTACTCAGATTATAATCAAATTAAGGATGCTGTACATGCAAAACTTCGTAATCAATGAAAGTTGCTATTATCACAGATCAGCACTTTGGGTGTAGGAAGAATTCTAAATTCTTTCATAATTATTTTCTAAAGTTCTATAATGATATATTCTTTCCTACATTACAGAAGGAAGGTATTACGACAATCGTTGATATGGGTGATACCTTTGATAGTCGCAAAGGTATTGATTTTTCTGCATTATCATGGGCTAAAGACAATTACTATGATCGTCTCTCAGAGATGGGATGTACTATTCATACAATTGTCGGAAACCATACTGCATACTACAAAAATACCAATGATGTAAATGCTGTTGATTTATTACTTCGTGAGTATGATAATGTAACTGTTTATTCTGAAGCAACTGAAATTAAATTAGGAGATCTTAATGTCCTTATGATTCCATGGATCAATAATGACAATGAAGAAAAAACTCTTAAGTTAATGAAGAAGTCAAAATGTCCTTGTGTAATGGGTCATCTTGAATTAAAAGGATTCAGGATCCATAGAGGATATGTCATGGAGACTGGTACTGAGGTTAGTCATTTTGATAAATTTGACAAAGTTTACTCAGGGCATTATCATACTAGATCTGATAATGGAACAGTCTACTATCTAGGAAATCCTTATGAGATGTTCTGGAATGACTATAATGATACTCGTGGTTTCCATATTTTTGATACAGAAACATTAGAGCATACTCCAATTAATAATCCTTATACGATGTTTAAAATCATCAATTATGAGGATACAAATTATCAGACATTTGATACCAGAGATTGTGAGGACAAAATCGTAAAGGTTATTGTTCGTAAAAAATCTGATATGAAGAAGTTTGAGAAATTTATTGATAAACTTTATTCTTCTAATATTGCAGAACTGAAGGTTGTTGAGAATTTCCAAGTTCAAACTAATGAGGATTTTGAAGCATTTGAATCTGAGGATACACTCTCTATCCTTAATAGATATATTGAGGAGGCTGAGGTAAATCTTGATAAAACACTTGCCCAGAAAATGATGCAAGAGGTATATCAAGAGGCATGCGAAATGATCTAGTATGTTTATATTGACTATAGATGGTAAGGAGAATGATGGAGCATATTCTGTAAAAGATGAGGAGGGAGAGCATATTCTTTTTATCTTTGAAGAGGAAGATGATGCAGTAAGATATGCAATGATGTTGGAGGATCAGCAAGGATTTCCAGAAATGCATATTATTGAAATTGATGGAGAATTGATGTTAAAGACATGTGAAAAGCATGGTTATCAGTATACTGTAATAACTAAAAATGACTTTGTAATACCACCAGAACATCATGATTACGTTTCATAAGATTCGTTGGAAGAATTTTCTTTCTACTGGGAATCACTATACTGAGATTGATTTTGAGAAGACCTCAACAACATTGATTGTTGGGTCAAATGGTGCTGGGAAGAGTACAGTATTAGATGCATTAACATTTGGTTTGTTTAGTAAACCATTTCGTAAGATTAATAAACCACAATTGGTTAATACTACTAATGAGAAAGATTGTAAGGTAGAAGTAGAATTTTCTATTGGTAACATTGAGTGGAAGGTAGTTCGTGGAATAAAACCAAATATTTTTGAGATTTATAGAAATGATACATTGCTTGACCAATCATCATCTGCAGCTGATCAGCAGAAATGGTTAGAGCAAAATGTTATCAAGATGAATTACAAGTCCTTTACACAGATTGTAATTCTTGGTAGCAGTACCTTTGTTCCTTTTATGCAACTTACTGCAGCTAATAGGAGAGAGGTTATTGAAGATCTTTTGGATATTAAAATCTTCTCTACAATGAATAATATTATCAAAGAGAAGATTCGCTGTATTAAGGAAGAAGTTAAAACTTTAGAACTTAAGAAAGAATCTCTTAATGATAAAGTGGAGATGCAAGAGAATTTTATTGAAGAGGTGGAGTCTAGAGGAAAAGAAACTATAGAAGAAAAGAATAATAAGATTGATGAACTAGATCAGTCTGTAGCAAAGTTGATCAAGGATAATGAACATTATGAAGGTGAGGTAGTAGGATATACACAGATGCGATGTCAGAGTGAGGGTGCTACAGAGAGACTTCGTAAGTTGGCTGGATTAAAAGGTAAGATTTCTAACAAAGTATCAACTATTAATAAGGAACATGAATTTTTCTCACAAAATACGGTCTGTCCTACCTGTAAACAGGACATTGATGATACACTTAGAATAAATAGAAGTAACGACGCTCAAACTAAAGTAAAGGAGTTGCAATCTGGTTATAAAGAACTGGAGGAGGCAATTAAAGAGGAAGAAGAGAGAGAGCGTCACTTTACAACTTTATCTAAGGAGATTACTACACTAACGCATGGCATTTCTAAAAACAATACTAGGATTTCTGGATGTCAACGACAAATCAGAGATCTGGAATCGGAAATTCAGAGACTTACCGATCAACTTGCAAACAGAAATACTGAGCATGACAAGTTAGAATCTTTCAAAGATAACCTGAGTGTTACTTACGACCAACTTGCTTCTAAAAAGGATACAGTAAACTATTACAATTTTTCGTATGGTTTACTTAAGGACGGTGGAGTTAAATCCAACATCATAAAGAAGTATCTACCGCTGATAAATCAGCAAGTTAACCGTTATCTTCAGATGATGGACTTCTACATAAACTTCACACTTGATGAGGAGTTTAATGAAACCGTCCAGTCTCCTATACATGAAGATTTTTCTTATGCTTCTTTCAGCGAGGGAGAGAAGATGAGAATAGACTTAGCACTCCTTTTCACCTGGAGAGAGGTGGCTAGATTTAAAAACTCTATTAATACAAATCTACTAATAATGGATGAGGTGTTTGATAGTTCATTGGATGGATTTGGAACAGAAGAGTTCTTAAAGATTATTCGCTTTGTGATTAAGGATGCAAATATCTTTGTGATTTCTCATAAGACTGGTATGGAAGATAAGTTTGATAGTGTTGTGAAATTTGATAAGACTAAAAACTTTAGTAGAATGGTTGATTGATGTGCACCTTTAGGCATATACCTACTGATAAGAGATTTTTCTTTATTCATATTCCTAGAACTGCTGGAAGGTTTATAGAAGCCAACTTGATGCAGAATAATAATTTTGAGTGGGATGATCATCGAAAGATTGATATAGTTAAGATGTATCAGACATATGATGGAATAGAAGTGGATCATTTCCATAGAGATCATTATGAGAAATATTTGGACATAGAAGGAATTCCTCATGTAACTATTGTGAGAAATCCATTAGATAGATTTATTTCAGGTTCTCGTTATATCAAAAAGATGTATGGTGATGATATTCAGGAATTGATGGAGGACGAGAATTATTTCTATTCTATGCTTACTAATTTTCCTCTTAGTGAATCTGTCAATTGGTATAGGTCTCAATTAGATTTCATAACTGATAAGACTAATATCTGGAGATTTGAAGATGGCTTTGGAGAGGAGTTTGTCAGTTGGTTAAGTGGCACAATAGGTATTGACCTGGAGTTTACTGATGATGTAGAGTACCCAAGGCATTCGGATAAAGGTAGTACATTAGAACCTACTCCTAAACTCCTACATAATCTTAGACACCTTTATAGGAAGGAAATTGACAGATTTTATCCCGAACTGGCAGCACCACTCCAAGAAGGAGCGGAAACGAAAGCTGAAACCACAGGCACTCCGTAGTGCTAGAGAAAGACGCAGACAGTTGATAAAGCGTCTACTGAACCCCACCAAGCGTGGGGTTTCGTCGTATTATGGGTTCATACTAAACGAAACGCATGCCTGTACAGCACGAAGTTAAATCACAACTTGCAAAACTATTAGCTACTGAAGATTTGGTAGTAGAGCATAAGCATGTTGAGACAGCACAGTTCAATGTTCATACTCGTGTCTTGATTTTACCTCTTTGGGACAAGGCAAGTAATGATGTATATGATATGTTAGTTGGGCATGAGGTAGGTCATGCCCTTTTTACTCCAGATGAATGGGATTGGGAAGATAGGATTCCTGCTCAGTTTGTTAACCTAGTAGAGGATGCGCGAATTGAGAAATTGATGAAGCGCAAATACATGGGACTTGCCAAAAGTTTCTATAAAGGATATAGTGAACTACACAGTAAAGATTTCTTTCAGATAGATGGTGAAGATCTTAATAATTTTAATCTTGCTGATCGGGCTAATCTATTTTTCAAGATTGGTTCGTTCCTTTCTCTGGTTTTTTCGACTACTGAAAAACCGATTATCAATTTGATCCATGATTGCGAAACGTTTGAAGACACCCTATACGCAGCAGAAGCGTTATATAATTTCTGCAAGCAGGAGCAAAAAAAAGAAAAACAAGGTAGACAGGATCTTGACGCAAACATTGAAAGTCCTGGCGATTCTGGCTCTATTAGCGATATTGACTTTCAGTCTCCCCTTTCTGACAGTGATAGCACTCCTGATGTGGAAGATAGGAGCGATTCTGTTGATAGCGATTCTGGGATGGATGATCCTGATCCTGTTGTAGAAACTGCTGAAGCATTAAGTAAGAAATTACAACAACTTGTTACACATGTAGGTGGAGTAGAAAATGTTTATGTAGAATTTCCTGAACTTAATCTTGATACTGTTATTGGATCTAATGAAGAGTTTCATAGCATTTGTGAGGAATCCTTCACAAAATCACAAGAAACTTGGGACATTGCGCATAAACAGTATGGTGAAAAGACAATGGATCTTTTTGCTGAACCAGATTTAGAATTTAAGGATTTTAAGAAAAGTGCGCAAAAAGAAGTTAACTACCTTGTTAAAGAATTTGAATGTCGGAAGGCAGCTGACAATTATAGTCGTTCTGCTATTAGTCGGACTGGGGTCCTCTCTACAGAGAAGCTTCATAATTATAAATTCGATGAAGACCTTTTTAGGAAGATTAATATTCTTCCTGATGGGAAAAATCACGGACTAGTATTTGTTCTTGATTGGTCTGGATCTATGGCAGATGTGCTTCAAGATACTTTGAAGCAACTTTATAATTTGCTATGGTTTTGTAAGAAGGTCCATGTTCCTTTTGAGGTTTATGCTTTCACAAATCATTGGAATAGTGGTAATGTGACATATCATTACAAGCGTGAGGAAGGAAAGTTTCTGATTGAAAATGATTTTGGGTTGATGAATATTTTCACTCATAAGGTGAATGGTAAAACTCTTGATCAACAAATGAAAACTATTTGGAGAGTTGCATATTCATTTAGATATGGTACTTCTTATCAAGTTTCTTATAAAGTTTGTCTTTCTGGAACACCGTTGAATGAGAGTTTAGTTGCCTTGTATAAACTTCTTCCCAAGTTCCAGAAGGATAATAAACTCCAAAAAGTTCAGTGTGTGATTCTTACTGATGGTGAAGCTAATCAACTTCCTTATCATGTGATGGTTCCTACTAGAAATGAATGGGATCGTTTAGGTTGTCGTAGTTGTAAACCAGATAGAACTCTTATCAGAAATCGTAAGACAGGAAAGACTTATAAGTTTGGATATTATTGGAATCATTTTACAGATGCATGTTTGAGGAATCTTCGTGATACTTATCCATCTGTGAATTTTATTGGTATTAGAGTTCTTGCTAATCGTGATGCTAATAGTTTTATTAAACTATATGATCATTCTGAAAAAGTTCAGAAGGATTGGAAAAAGAATAGGAGTTTTGTAATTAAGAATTCTGGATATCATGCTTATTTTGGTATGTCTGCTAATTCACTTGCAAATGATGATACTTTTGAGGTAAAAGAAGATGCAACCAAATCACAGATTAAGAATGCTTTTATCAAGTCTCTTAAGACCAAGAAACTAAATAAGAAGATATTAGGAGAGTTTATTGAGTTGATCGTATGACACTTAAAGAAGTGACCACATGAGTGGTTACTTTCTCCTTTCTTCCTTTATAATGAATTCATTGAAACAAACATCATGCCTCGTACTTTAAAAATGACTGATGATCACATTGTTGACGATTTAAGAAATACATATGGTGTAGAGTTTACTGCTGCTGATGTCAAAGGATATTGTGCATCTCGCGGAATG